TCCTCAACACGCTCGGCCACCACCCGAAGCAGCCGAGCCACCTCGCGCTCGCCGCATCCAGCGAATGCGTCGTTGTCCGTTTCGATCCTCACCCGCAGCATGTCACACCTCCCCGTTGGTATTGAGTCGGTACACCAGCTCGCCCTTGTCGTTGCGCCCCACCGCATGCCACTCGCCGGTATTCCGGAACCGCAGGACCAGCGGCTCTAGCTCGCCGTACGTTGCCACCCACCGATCCCAGTCGGCCGGCTCCCAGAAAGCCGTGGAGACAGGCGGCACCGGGAACCGCATCTTGCGCGGCTCAATCGGGCCAAGCTGCTCGGATTGCATGTCACACCTCCACTGTTAGTTGGATTCCAGGCTGGCCTGCTGCACCAGCATGGGGTACTTGCGCTCCATGTCTGCCAGGAGCGCCTTGGCCGTTCGTCCCTTGAATCCCATCTGCTGCGCCACCTTCACGGTGGAGAACTTGCCCGACAGACGCATGCCCGACCGGGCCTGCAGCTTGAGGCCGCTATGCACCATCTTGAGCCGATACAAGGCGATGTGTTCGCCCGTGATCGTCACGCTGCCGTACTCGCTCCGTTCAATCGCCATGTCACACCTCACTCGTAATGCCTGGGGCCAGTTGACGCACACCGGCCCGCGAATGGTTCAACGATCACCTCGTATTCGGACGGGCCGTCCGGCTCGGGCAGGTAGTCCGCTTCCAGGCCGCGGGCCTCGCACCAGTCCAGCTCGGCGCTGCATCGCTCGGACCAGAGACGCTTCGCCTCCGCTGTCAGTTCAGCGGCTCGCAGCTGGACCTGGGCGGCAACCTTCTCCGCTAGCTCCAGTGTTGCGAACCGCTGGTGCCGCAGTAGGATGTAGTCCGTGCCGTACCAGCCGCCCTCCTCTGGGCCGCCGTAGTAGCTGTCCTTCCGGTACAGCGACACGCACACGCCGTCCGCATCACTGGCCTCGCGGCACACATCGCTGTATGCCTGGGATATGAAACTCATGTCATGCCTCCTGCGGCAGTGTGGGGATCGTCCGCTCGGCCAGCACCTTGCCAAGGCCGCGGCCATCCTCCAATCGCTGCACCACATAAAGGACGCTCCGCTCGCCGTCAGACTGCACATACACCTCCGGGTCCGTGTTGCCCGCGACGACCAACATGGCCCGCAAATCGCTCACACGCATCGGCGTCGGGATCGGAATCTCTCGTCGCATGTCACACCTCTTGAAGGATGGGCAGGTGCTTGACGGCGGTCATAATCGCCTTGCCACCATGCCCCGGGATGTAAACGTCCACCATTGCCAGCCCGGCCTTGCGAGTGCCGGCACCGTCGCACAGACGGCACTGCTCGCAGGTCAGGCGCTTGCCGGCCTCTTTCGACGCCGGGCAGAGAATCTCACCCGCAGCAGGCAGGCCGTCCCGCATGGTGCGGAAGCACCGCCAGCCGAGAGACTTCGCATGCTCCCGCGACCACGGCCCGGTCAGGCCATGAACGCTTGCCATGAGGAACTGCCGGTAGCCGGCATAGGCCAGGTTGCTCCACTGGTGGGTGTAGCCCGTCCAGCCCGCTGACAGGCTGGCCAGATGCTGCACCAGTTCCAGGGGGATCAGCACCGGTTCCCCATAGGTGCCGAACCTGACCTTGCGGCCCCGAATGAACTCGTCATGCAGGGCAGGCACATAGTCCACATAGCGTCCACGCTTGAACGCATCGTAGACCATCGCCGGGCCCTGCCCGACGTTGACATAGCAGGCACGGTGACGCTTTTTCTTGGCCTTGCGCCGCTTGCGAGCGACTGAAAGGTCAACGTAGTCGGGCCGTATCTTGACACCCACTAGCCCACGCATGGGGCAATTGTTGCATATCGCAACGTCGCCCCCATTGCGCACCGCCACCACCGGATGCACATGCGACCTAATGATATAGGTCTGTAACATCTTGCCGGTCTTACCATTCTTGGACGGCCTGCCCAGTGGCATGATGACCACATAGGGCGAACCATCGAACGGCGACTGGCCTCGGTGCAGAATGACACCGAGCGGTCGGGCGGTGCGTGATCTCGCGACCATACGCACCTCCGTGAAAGAGAACCGACTACCGAACGGCAGCCGAATACGGGCAGGCAGCAGACCTGGTCGCGTATGTCCGACCTGGTCTATGTGCCACCTGCCCGTGATCGGGCGTCGTTACTTCACCTTCACCGGCCGACCATCTTTCATGGTCACCTGGGCGTACCACCTGTGGGGCTGCGGGTAATGCGGACCCTCCACAGTGAACGTCCCGTTGCGGTAATCGCCACCGCCGAACGGCCCAGGCTGGTACAGCCCGAACACCATCCCCTGCGCGACTGCCTCTTTCAGTTGCTTTTTGGACTGAAAGTTATGGTCACAGTACATGCGAACCTCCCGTGTCTAGGGAATGAAAACCGTAGCCCCCTCCCGCAGGAGAGGGTTGGCGGTTGTCACTCATGCCTGGATGCAAACACCAGCGCCGTCCACAGCACATCCCATGTGTCGGTGTTGTAGGGACGCACTCGCAACCTGTAGTTGACATACAGGTCAAACTTTTCGGGATCGACCATGAAACCTCCTTTGACTGCCCGCATACGCGGGAGTTAAATCGTTCCCCCTTGCGGGTTGACGGTTCTATATGCGATTGCGGTTGTACAAAAAAATCCGCGATTTTTTCGCCCGCTGATCGCACACAGAACCGTCGCCACCCGCCGACAGTTTCGGCTGTCTGCTGACCGTTTGTGTTACGGTCCGCACTGGCCGTAAACGGTTGCCGTTGGCGGCGTCCGTTTGTCTTCCCGATTGCGTCGGGTTGACGCTTATATATGCGATTGCGGTCGTACAAAAAATCTGCGGCGGTCCGATTTTCTTGTTGACAGTACAACCGGCACCCGATATTAATATCAGCACCGGGCAGAACCCGGCGGAGAGTAACCAACGGAGGAGAGAGCGATGTTCATTAACTATGCCGGCCGCGAAGTGTGGCTTTCGGACGATCAGGCGCGCCAAGTGTCGGAGGCGATTGACCGCTACCTTGGCCGGCACGGGGAGATTCCAAACCCGGCCCCTCTTCCAAGGGACCGCCGCGAAGACATGCGGCAGACGATCCTGGCCGATGCAATGTCGGCAGACTGGTCCGCGTTGTCGCTCACCCACTACGGGAATACGGGCCGCTGGATTTTCCCAGACGAGGGAACCCCGATGGATTTCCACCTACGCGCGGCCCGCTTCATGGCCGGACGGGCAAGGGTCAGGCGGTGGCACGGGGAAGACGAGGGGGCGGAACTGTCCACGCTTCGCCCAAGGGCTTCCACCGATTTCAGCGGGGCCGGCATGGGAAGCCGGACCGCGGCACCCGATACCATCGTTTCTGCGATTGAATCGGCGGCGGGGGGCTTGTGGGCCGTGCCGGACCGATCACTGCGTTCGCGACGGCGGCAGGTCCGAACCCGCCGCAGTCATAGCTATATCATCACGGTGGTCGCGCGGCACCCGGACCGAACCTCAATCCAGATTGAACGGGTGACGGTCCACAACTTTCGGACCGCCGGAAGCGTGCCGAACCGGGAGACGGTGAAAAGCCGGAAGCGATTGCCAGAGGGGACCACGCCCGCCGAATTGCGGGAAGCGTTGCAAGGGTAACGCGGCAGACACCCGCCCCCGCCGGGAGGCCTAAGCCCGGCGGGGGCTTTTTTATGCGCCAGCGGGGAACTGTACAAGCGCATACCATTCTCGTTTCCCAAGTGTCCAGTGGGCGGGAGTGTTCAAGGGTACAGTAGGCGGAGGGGGCAATGCACAGTCTCCCGCCGCGCCGCCGGAATCCATGCCGCCGCCTACCTCCCGGCCCGGCCATTTCCCAAGGTAGCCTACCGCGAATGAGCAAACCCAGCAGGGGCAACGGGTTCCGGCCGATGGGGACGGGCTGGCGACGGCTAGACCCCCTCCCCTTCCCCCCCAGTAAGTCTGCGGAATCATGTCATATCCACCCCTGGATTTTTTGCCCCCTCCAGGCGTCAGGCGTTTTCCCCTTGACTCCCCTTCTCCGCCCCCTGTCGCCCGCTCCTGTCGCCGTGCGTTGTCCCCGGGCGTTTGTAGGTTCGCCAGCGTGGACACTGGTTGATAGGGAGGCACTATGGAACAGGTCGATGCAAGCTGGTGGGGCGACAGGGAAGCGTTCCTTGAGGACATCAAGGGGCGCATTGAGGCCGGGCAGCGCCCTGGTGCGACTCCGCAGCAGAAGGCAGACGCCGTAGAGGCCCGGCGACTGCTCCAAGCCCAGCGCGTCCGCGCCCAGCGTGGACGTGACCCGTTCGCCCCTCCGCCAGCCCCCCAGCCGCCACAGCCGCCACAGCAGCAGCCCCAGGACGCTCCAGATGAGCCGCAGGCGCCCTTTCGGCGTCGGCCCCTGGTGATGGACTCCTATGACCCAAGGGCCGGTCTAATGGCCGCCCACGGCCCCGTAGCGTACTCCCAAGGCAAGCACCTCCAGGGGATGATCGATCAGACGCTCGGTGCCTTCCAGGACGAGCATGATTCTCGGGTCGCCCAGAACCGCGAGCAGCGGCGCATGGAGCATGAGCTGCAGCTGGAGGCCATGCGTCAGGAAACCATCCTCAAGCAGCTCCAGGCTGCCCAGGAGGAGAAGAAGAAGGACCGTATTCAGCAGGCGTTACTATCCGGCCAGCCTGTTACTAAGCGGCGTATCAACGGGCAATGGGTGCATGACGATGTTTGACTTCCTCTTTGACGATGACTGGGACGATGGATACTGAAGGCGACAAGATACGGAATCTGTTACCGAATCGTCCCGTCAAGGACGTGCAGGGCGGCAAGAAGTTTGTAGTGCGGGCCAAGGTGGGCGACGAGGAGCGGTTAGTACGCTTCGGGGACGCTTCCATGGAGCATTACAAAGAGGGTGGTTCCGACCGGGGGCATGGCGATGAGGGCCGGCGGGCCAACTTTAAGTCCCGCCATAACTGCTCCGAGAAGACCGACAAGCTGACGCCCGGCTATTGGTCCTGTAACTGGAGCTGGTAATGGCTTCACCGAGCCAGGTTGATACTGCCGGCCGTACTATCGCCGGACTCCTGGGGTATAACCCTGGCCCTGGTATCTACTCCCGCATGGAGCGTGCCGTCCAGGCAATGCCTGAGAACGTCCGTGTCCAGGAACTCCCCGGCCTGCTCAAGCGGTACAAGGACGGCGTCCCAGGCTGGGAGCTGAAGGCCGCCGACTTGGACGGCCTCGTCGCAGGCCGGGATGTGATCTCCCGAGACGAGCTGTTGGCGCGCGTGCGTGAGCGCAGCCCAGTGTACACACACAAAGAGGTAGTTCTTGGTGGCACGCCTCCGAGGCTATACGACACAGAACTGGTGTTCAACAACCAAGGCGTTGGCGTGCCAACGGAACTGCAAGCAGACGATTTTGCGGAAGCGCCGTCGCGGCTAGGATCGCAGGAAGTTCACGGCTGGCCAAAATACAAGCCGTACGGGCAGGGGGGCGATGCGTATACGGAACTCCTGCTCCTGCAGCCAAACTCTCCTGGGCAAGAGTTTGGTAATCACTGGAGGCTTGGAAGATACGCAGCATTCAGTGCTGTGGACCGCGCTGCTTCAGAGCGGGCAGTCGCCCACGCTCGCTTCGACACACACGGCGATGCGCTGCGGATCAACGAACTCCAATCGGACCTGGGCATTCACAACCGAAAGGCGAGGGAGTTTGCGGAACAAAACCCACAAACGGCACTGGTGAATGGGCAGCACGTTGTTCAGAACGCTCCAAGAGAACAGGGGCTCCCATTCCCGCTAGAAGATGCCTGGGCCGACATCCTAATAAAGCGGCTCGCCTTGGAAACCGCCCGGCAAGGCCATCGGGCTATCGAAGTTGCCTCACCAAGAGCCATCGCAGACAAGGTCGGCGGCAACATCGACAACTACGAACACTTCTACGGCAAGGTAGTCCCGGGTGCGCTAGAGCGTCTCGGCAGGAAGATGGGTGGGCTAACGGAAGACACTGTGTCCAGTCATAGTGGGTGGACGATGCAGCCGTGGGAGAGCGAGCTGTCGCGCATCCGTAATGAGGCGCTGCAAGCTGTTCCGGCCTCGCTGGACGGCCCGTATCGGAATCTAGTCCGCGCATATAGCAGCAACGAAAGGCCGCACATAATCGCTGGCTACGCGCAGGAGCTGGCGGCCCAGTCCCCTAATTCATTTGCCGACGAAATGCCTCTGTGGGTGAGTTTAGCGGAACGGGAGGGGGCAGCCAGGAGAGCGTGGCGGAATGTGAAGTCGGAATATGACGTGTCCGACGGCGCGCCGCAGCCAGCCAAGCGCTACATCATGTCCGACGAGATGCGTAGACGCCTCATTGAGCAGGGCGTGGGCGCGTCCCTCCTGGCTCCGTTGCTCATGCAGGGCGAGGAGTAATGCCAGACACCCAAGAGTCTCTGTACAACATCCCCGGCCGCCTGGCCCGAAACGTCTTTGGCTACGAACTGGACTCCGACAAGGAGCGACAGGAAGACCAGAGGCAGGTTGCTCTCCTGGAGCGTCTCGCCAAGCAGTACCCCACGGGCGCCGACCGGACCAAGCTAGACCCGCGTCTCGCTGCCGACATCGGTTCCTATGAGCGTGGCGAGCTGGGGGATATACAGTCGCCCTACCATTACCGCGGTTGGTGGACGCCGGGCGCGCCGCTCTATGACGTGGTGCAGAACTTTGCATCAGTCCCGCAGATGGCCGTGGCAGGCAGCCAGCGTCTCGCCAACTGGGTGGACCCCGAAGCCACCCCCTACCCCAAGGCCAAGCAGCAGTTTGACTCGGCCCTCAACAGCTTCACAGGCTACGGTGCGGAAGCGATGGGCCTCGTCCCCAAGGGCACGCCCACCATGGCGGATGTGGCGGAAGAAGCCCGTGCCATGCGTGGCAACCGACCCGAGGGCTACTGGCCAGGGGCGTGGAATGATGCCGTGTCTGGCTATGCCTCGCAGCGCGGTGGCGAACTCCAGCTCTCGGCTGCTGATTCCCTGGAGGCCGCCGGTGTTCCCAGGACGCCAGCCCTTATCGCCGGCACGGCCATGGACAGTGTCCTGGATCCCTGGAATGGGCTAGGCGGCGCCGTGAAGGCCGCGCGAGCCGGCAAGCGGGCCTTGGGTTCCCTGGTCGGGGAGTTTGGCCTGGGGCAAGCCATGGTGGCCCCGTCTTACGGCGGCCCCGTCCTGGCGGGACTCCTCCCCGCCCCACAGCCGGCCGAGTACCGCACTCGTCCTGGCGACTACACGCGAGGGTACTGATGCCAAGCCCCAGCCAGATCGACAAAGCCGGTGACGCTGTTCGCCAGGTGATTCGGGCCTACCACGGCAGCCCCTACGACTTTGACCGCTTCGACGCCAGCAAGATAGGTGCTGGCGAGGGGGCGCAAACATACGGGCATGGCTTGTACTTTGCGGGCAACGAGGCGGTGGCCGATGGCTATCGGACGAGGCTCGCCGGCACGTACGCGGGCGCCTTGGCAGACCCCGAAGACCTGCCAAAGTATTTTGCGCCCGGCAATGTGGTTGCTGGTTACGGAGGCCAGGACCGCGTGTTGGATTTCATACCGGGTCCAGACGGCCCGTGGGACTGGCGCGTCAAAGTGGTGGCTGTTGGCCCCGATGGGAATCCGCTTCCGGGCGAGCGTCCGCGTTTTCACAGCACCGTGCCGGACCGCGCCAAGGTCGATAAGTTTTTTGGTCGCGAGCCTGTCAGGCCAGGCCATACCTACGAAGTTGAGCTAGGCGTTCCGGAGCGCGCATTGCTGGATTGGGACGCACCAATCGGAGGCCAGCCTGCCGCTGTGCGGGAGATGCTCAACAATCGCCTTGGCGGCGGGTATTTCTCTATGATTGGCCAGCCTGGCGACGGGCGGCGAATGTGGCATCACTTCGTTGACAGCTATGGCCCACAAAAGGCAGCGGGGCGACTGCTGGATGCTGGCATACCTGGGGTTCGCTATTTAGACGCCGGCTCGCGACACGCTGGCGACGGCACCCGCAACTACGTCATGTTCCCAGGCACCGAAGACTCCATCCGTATCCTGCGGAAGTACGGCCTTCTAGCTCCGGTGGCGGCGGGCGCCGCCGCCCAAGATCAGTGACTTTCGCAATTCGCGAATCGCGAAAGTCATAAATCCTGCACGCGATTCGGCTTAGAAGGACAGTGACATGTAGACCCATCCCCCGATGAGGATTACATGTCAGACGAAATCAACGATCTTCCTGAGTCCGTAGCGGCCGATGCGGCGCCGGAAACATCCGCGCCTGTTGCGGAATCGCAGCCTGTAGCCTCGCAGGGCAGCGGTTTCGGAACACCGTGGGAAGCGTTTAAGCACCTCCCCGAGTACAACGGTGCCGACGATCTGTCCATCGCACAGGACTTGTACCGGGCCAAGCAGGGTTACCTGGAGAGCCAGCGGCAGCTCCAGCAGTACCAGCAGATCGTCCCGTACGCCCAGGAATATCTGAAGAACCAGCAGGCGTTCGCCGCCTGGCAGAAGGCCCAGGCCGAGGCGTCCCAGCCCAAGCCCCAGGAAGCGCCGAAGTGGTGGAACCCTCCCCAGGTCAAAGACACCTGGCGGTCCTACATCATCCGCGACCCGCAGACGGGCAAGGAAGTCATCGCCCCCGACGCTCCGTTTGAGGCCCAGCAGGCTCTGCGGGAGTACCAGGCGTACACGGCCGACTTCGCCCGCAAGTTCGTCACCGACCCCGAATCGACGCTTAAGCCGTTCGTTGAGCAGGTCGCGATGCAGAAGGCCCAGGAGCTTGTCCAGCAGCAGCTGGGCCAGTACCAGGCCAAGAACTTCGTCTCCGACCTGGAGCGGCAGAACGCGGACTGGCTCTATGACCAGCAGGGCAACGTGAGCCGCGAGGGCCAGGCCATCCAGGCATACATCCAGCAGGCCAGCGAGATCGGCATCTCGTCACCAGAGGCCCGTTGGAAGTACGCCACCGGCATGCTGCAGCGCGACCTGCTCCAGCTGCGATACCAGCAAATGGCGCAGGGTCAAGCCGGGGCTGTCGCGCCGCAGCCAGCGCCGATGGCGCCGCCGGCCGACCCAGTGGCTGAACAGAACATGCAGTTCCTTCGGGAGCGTGCAGTGCGAACCCCCAACCGTAGTGCAGGGACCACCGAGCCGCGGGCGCCGCGCCAGCGGATGAGTTTTGAAGAGCGGCTGCGAAGCCAACTTGCAACAGATGGAGTAATCTGACATGGCGTCATCGACCGATTGGGCGAGGTCTATTGCAACGACGATTGTTAATCATCTCCGTGAGGAGGAGATTGCGTCGTTGCGGAAGTACAAGGTGTTTGCGGCCCTGGAGGGCAGCGGTAACATTCGTACCAACGTCTCGGGCCGTGGTTTCGACTGGGAAATCCAGTACCGTAATCACACTCCGAGCGGCAACAATGGTGAGACTCCTCGCACCTTCTCGCGCCAGAACCTCTGGAAGCGTTTGGAGCTGGAGTTCCGCGGCGCACAAGTCTCCGACGCGATTTATAAAAAGGAGATGCTTGAGAACCGAAGCGCTCAGGCTCTTGTAAACGTCGCCGGTAAGATGTCCTCGCGTCTGATCACGTCGATGGAACAGTACCTCGCGCGTGAGTGGATCGTCGACGGGTACGCTGCTGGCAACGAGCTGCGGTTTCACGGCATTGAGTCCTTTATGGGCGTCAACGGCAGTGTGAACATCGCTGACGGCTCGCAGCGGTCGAAGAACGCGGCCGATCCGTTCCTGTACCCGTCCGACACCTACGCTGGTCTTTCGACCACGCTGGGTGCCTACGGCGGCTCGCAGGTCACTGGTGTGTGGCCCAACGGCTACGCCGAGCCTGAGTTTGACTTCTTCACTCCGGTGATCGTCAACGCGGTGAGCAGCTACTTCGGCACCACCGCGTGGAAGGACAACTGCGTGAAGGCTGTGCGTGAGGCGATCCACCAGACCCGCCGCAACGACAGCAAGGAAGACCAGGTGGACATGCTGCTGCTTGATCGCCGCAGCTACATCGACTTCCTCAACACGCTGGACTCCAAGGAGCGGGTGATCGTCAGCCGCACCAACGGCCTGCGGAGCTATGGTTTTACCGATGTATTTGAGCTGGACGGCATCGAAGTCAGCTCTGAGGGTAGTGTTCCCGCCAACACCGGCTACGGCCTGTCGATTGGCAACATGGAGCTGCTCTGCATGGAAGGCCAGCTGATGACCAGCGAGGGTCCGTTCTACGACGAAACCACGCAGCAGTACCGCTACGTGGTGTCGACGCTCGGCAACCTCAAGTTCAAGTCGCCCCGTAACTTCTTTAAGCTCGTCACCGCCTGAGAAAGGACTAGATCAGAGATGGGACTTCAGTGTGATCCGCCGTTCGGCCTTGGTCAGACCCTTGGGGTCATCGGGGTCAACGACAGTCTGTATGGTGCCACGGGCACCTACGGTGACAACTGGATTGGCGTTGTGAAGGAGTTCGCGGATGTGAACCCCATCACGGGCGTCGTTCGGTCGAATCGCCGGAAGGTGTGCGTGGCAGTTCGTAACAAGACGGGTGCGGCCGTTCTGCCCAAGCGGGTTGTCCGGCTGGCCGGCTCGGGAACGAAGCTGTTCGGGGAAGTCGACGGCTACGCCGCGACGGCCAACGAGGAGCTGGTGGGTGTGGTGGACGAGTTCCTCCCCGCCTCTGGCGTTGCCGCTGATGACGTGTTCTGGGTGACCATTGAGGGTCCGACCGAGGTTGCGGTCGCTCTCTCGGGCACGGACGTGGCGGTGCGGGACCGTCTGTCGGTTGTGGCTGCCGCGACGAGCGGTGCCACCTCCGCGGGCCGGGTCACCGTGTCGCCGCTGAGTGCCTCCACCGCGGCTGCCAACAACAACGGCCGTGGCGTGATCGGCTTCGCCGCCAGTGCGGGTGCTACCACCGGCTCGGCGGTCCTGGCCCTGGTCCGGACGCCCGTCTAGTCGAATGCCCTACGGGGGCTATCGGGGGAAGCCTCTGACCTGGGCAACTGGGTCAGAGGCTTTTTCCATTTTCCAGAAAGAGGAATGCGCATGGACGGGGCAGCCATCCAGAACCTGGACTTCCTTCGCCGTCTGATCGAAGAGGCTCGCCAGAGCGAGGAGTTCCGCGACACCCTGCGGCTGCGCATGCTCCAGGGCTACGGTGTCGGCACTGACGCTACGACGAACGAGCAGGAGGGGTGATGGCGGCCTTTAACTATCAGGCGCCCAAGGGCCAGCAGGCCGCGTTTGGCCAGCCGCAGTGGTCGCCGCCGCAGCAGCCAGTCACCAAGTCCTCTGCGCCCGACATGTCGGTATACAACCAGCGTGTCGGCAGCGTGCAGATTCCGCAGGGCGCGCAGGTCAACGACATGTCCAAGCCGCAGGGCTACAACATGTGGGGCGCCCAGGCGGCCTACGGTGCCTCGCAGCAGATGGGGACGCCATAGCAGCAGCCGATGTCCTACACGCTCCCTGGATCGGCCCAGTCCTTCAATATGCTGACGGGCCAGCCGCTGGCGCCGGCCATGCCGAGCTTCGACGGCAACCTCGCCTACCAGCCTCCCGCTAATCGACCAGGCCCGGTCAGCTGGGACACGCAGGGGCTGGACGGCCAGCAGTATGCCGGCCAGCAGGGTTGGCAGCAGGCCGCCATGCAGCGGGATGCGTTTTCGCAGGGTCTGATCGGCCGGCTCGGGGAGTATGCAGGCGGCCAGGCCACGGGAGCGCCGGCGTTCGACTTCAACAGCATCCTTGGCCAGGCCAACCAGTCGCTCCAGAACACCAACTGGCAGAACCCCTTCATGGACCCGATGGCGTACAACGCCCTCCCCTCCATGAATCAGCCAGCGTATGACCCGACGCCGGCTGCGTGGCAGGCCCAGAAGCAACAGCCCCTCCTCCCGCCCTCACAGCCGCAGGAACCTGTCCGCGAGCAGCCCCGACCGCAGTGGATGCGGGAACGCATGGCCCGGCCGGCGGAGAACCCTCTGGACACCGTGACGAACTCCCCGTCGCAGCGGATGTACCAGGATGACTTCATGGCGGCCGTCAGCCGGGCGCCCACCCAGGAGCGGCGCAACTGGATGATGGACCAGGTGCGTGAGCGGCCCTACCTCACGCCCGATGACATTGAGATGGCCAATTACTGGGCCAACCCCAACGGCTACCAGCCGTCACGCCCTGAGATCACTCGGGGCGGCTATGCCCAGCCGATTCTGCCATCGGCGCCAGGCGATCCGTATAACCCGCAGGCGTCGGCGGAGTCGCTGCCGGAAGTGCCCGGCGAACCGGCCCGGCGTGCAAGCGTGCCGTATCCGTGGCGGGCGAGGAACAACCGCCCCGTGGAGAGCCAGCGTCCCGCCCCCGAAGAGTCCGAGGATACGCCCAAGCGGCCCAACCGCTACCCGTGGCGAGTTCGCGGCTGATAGTGTACAATTATACACCTACCCCCGAGGTGTTCCATGCAGCAAAAGTTCATCGTCGGTTTCTGCACCTTCTCCTACGGCGGCAACGGCGGCATCTCCTCCGAGGTGCCTGACATCCGGGAGTGGATGACCCCCTTGGTGACGCAGATCGCCAAGGACGAGCGCATCCAGGACATCCGCATCTGGAACCTGTCCGACACGCCCATCACCATGACCCGCAACCGGGCGGTGCTGATGGCTCGCGAGTACGGCGTGGACGTGCTTGTGATGGTGGACTCGGACATGAAGCCCGATATGTGCGCACCGGAAGGGAAGCCGTTCTTCCAGTCCTCGTTCGACTTCCTGGTCAACCACTACGCCAAGGGGCCGGTGGTGATCGGCGCTCCGTATTGCGGCCCGCCGCCGACCGAGAACGTCTACGTGTTCCGGTGGCAGAACCAGCAGTCCGAGAGTGCGAATCCCGACTTCCAGCTGGAGATGTATGACCGGCACACGGCCGCCAAGATGAGCGGCATCCAGGAGTGCGCCGCCCTGCCGACCGGCCTCATCATGTATGACATGCGGGCCTTTGACCTGACCGAGCCAAAGACCGCGGACGATCGTCCCTGGTTCTACTACGAATGGTCCGACATGTACGCCGCCCACAAGGCGTCCACGGAGGACGTGACGATGACCCGCGACCTCTCGCTCGTTGGCACCCAGCGGCTGGGCTACAACCCGGTCTTCTGCAACTGGGACGCCTGGGCGGGGCACTGGAAGCCCAAGTGCGTGGGCAAGCCGGTCTTCATTGCCGCCAAGGATGTGGGGGCCAAGATGAAGCAGAACTGGGAAGCCAACTATGACCCCGGCGTGAAGCTCATGGAGCTGCGACCGCGGTGGAGCGTGCGGCCGACCGCGTGAGCGACACCAAAGCCTGCACCCAGTGTGGCACCAGCTACCCGCTGACAAGCGAACACTGGCACAAGAGCAAGGACGGCTGGCACGCCAAGTGCCGCAAGTGCCGGAACTCCGTGGACAAGCGGGGCCGAGACAAGAAGCGGCAGAAGAAGCTGGCGGAGATTGAACGCGGGGCCGTGGATTACTTCCTCGCCTCCGCCCGCATCGGCGGCGCCAACATCCCTCACTCCTCCGAGCTGCTGGAGGTGCTGCTGCGGTACTTCGGCGGCGTGGAGGGTTTCGGGCGGGCGTTTATGAAGCAGATATATGACGCCCCTCCCGGCGGTGCGTTCCGCACCAAGCTCTTGGATAGCGTGCTGCGGTTGATCGTCAACAACACTGCCATGGGCGGCTCCAAGAAACCCCTGGAGCTGATGACCGAGGAAGAGCTGGAGGCGCAGTACAGGCGGGACGTTCTCGCCGCCGCCCTGGCCTATCACCAGAAGCTGGAGGTGAAGAATGAGATGCGATCTGTGCCGGCACTACCGGCAGGACAAGGAGATGAAGGATCGGGGGGAGTGCCGCCGGTTTCCGCCGGGGGCCAGCCAGACCCTCAAGGGCAAGGGGGAGATCCTGCACCACATGGCGTTCGGCTTCCCGATGGTGTTCGGTGAATGGCACTGTGGTGAGTTCGATGCGGCGACACCCGAAGATCGAAATCCCGAATCCGCCCGAGGCTGAATCCCAGCCCCTGACGCAGCACGCTCTCCAGCAGCTGCGGGAGGTGCAGGCCGAGCTTGCGGCACGCCGCCTGGAGGCATTGCGGCTGTACCAGCCCATGCCACACCAGGAGGAGTTCCATCGGTGCATCTCCAGCGAGCGGATCGTCCTGGGCGGCAACCGAGGCGGCAAGAGCTTGGCGGTGGCGGTGGAGGCCGCGCGTGCCGCAACGGGGTGCGATCCGTACGGCAAATACCCAGAGACAGACGGCAACCTCGCCATCGTCGGCCGGAACTGGCCGCACATCGGTCTGGTGATCTACCCCATCCTGTTTAAGGCCGGGGCGTTCCGGATCACCAAGGATGAGGCCACGGGCGAGTGGCGTGCCTTGCGTCCCGGGGAGAGTCGCGTCGGGAGCAAGCCAGCGCCGCCCCTCATCCCGCCCCGGATGATTAAGGACATGTCCTGGGTGCTGAAGAACGCCGGCTATCTGAACAAGGTGGAGTTGATTAACGGCTGGACGATCTGGTGCTTCTCCAGCGAAGGCGAACCGCCGCAGGGCTACCAGGCCGATCTCATTTGGCTGGACGAGGACTTGAACAACGAGCGGTGGGTGGGCGAGTGCCAGGCCCGACTCGCGGATCGCAAGGGCCGCTTTGTTTGGTCCGCGATGCCGCACTCCAAGAACGACGCCCTCATTGGACTCTGCGAGCGTGCCGACCAGGCGGCCGAGCGTGGCGACGAGAAGCCGCTCATCAAGAAGTTCACCTTCCGCTTCCTGGACAACCAGTTCATCGATGACGAGGAGAAGAAGAAGAACATTGAGCGGTGGTCGGCTCTCGGGGTCGAAGAGCTGCGGATGCGGGCCGAGGGTGAGTTCACCACCGAAAGCACGCTCATGTATCCCACGTTCAACACGTCGGTACACATCCATCCGCGGTCGGAGCTGCCGGCTGGCCTCGTCCCGCCCGACTGGACGCGGTACGTGGCGATTGACCCGGGCCATGCAGTGATGGCGTGCGTCTTCGGGGCCGTGCCGCCAGACGAGAAGTTCCTACTGCTCTATGACGAGCTGTACATCCGGCAGTGCAATGCGCTGATCTTCGGAGAGCAGTTTGCCGCCAAGGCCGATGGGCAGCACTTCTACAACTTCATCATGGATATGCACGGCGGCATGCTCCGCGACCTGGGGTCCGGCCGTCTGCCGCATGAGCTGTACAGCGAGGAGCTGAAGAAGCGTGGCATCCGCTCCCAGATTAGCGGCCACGGGTTCATGCCCGGCTCTGATGACATTCCGGCGCGCACTGCGATGGTGCGGCAGATGCTGCACATCCGCGGAGACGGCAGCGTGCGGCTCAAGATTCTAGAGGGAGCCTGCCCCAATCTCCTCCGCGAGCTGAAGCGGTATCGGAAGAAGACGACCACGGTCAACGGGCAGGTCTACGTGACCGACGAGCCGCAGACCCGAGGCGACGTGCATGCCGTGCAGACGTGCGAGTACCTCTGCGCCTACGAACCGAAATACCACAAGCCCCCAAAGTCATTTGGCCCAGAGCCGTGGTGGGTGAAGTGGCTGTCCGACAAGAAGAAGAGGCAGGGGTCCGAAGACTCCTGCGTGATCCTTGGCCCGTTAGGGAGCAGACCCCGTGAGTGATTATCGCATGCCCGTCGCCGCGCTTGGCGAGTTCGTCCTGTACTTCCGCCATGAGGGTGCCGACCCCGTCCCGGCCTTGGTGACGCACGTCTCCTCCAGGACGCTGACCCTGTGGGCCATCGCCCCCGGCTACGGCGGCACGGAGAAGGCGTCGGTCCACCACCTCTCCGACCCCGGGGTCAATGAGTTCCCGGCGTGGAAGGAATACGGCTTCTGGGATCACAAGCCCCAGGACGCCCGGCTGGCCATCCTGAGCGAGAAAGTGGCCCTTCTCCAGCAGAAAGTGGCCGACTTGGAGGGGCGGAAGGGGAAGTAGGGCAATAGTCAGTAGGAGACAACATGCCCGACGAAAACCCCCTGCGCCCCATCGTTTCGCGGTGGCTTGAGTGCATCCGGCAAGCCGAAAAACACAAGCGGCCCTTCCAGGCAGATGCGGAAGAGGCGATGCAGTTCTTCGCTGGCGACCCGGATTACATGTGGCAGGACAAGTACGCGCGTGGGGAACGCGGCTACAACCGCGGCATGAATCCCCCGGCCTTCCGGATGCAGGTCAACCGGGTGTGGGAGGCCGTGCGTCTGTTCGCGGCCGTCATTCATCACCGGAATCCGACGCGGACGGTGCTGCCCAAGGAGTACCCGGTCATCGGGCCGGCGCTGCTGGGAATCTTTCCGCAGCCCCCCGTGCCGCAGATGGGTCCGGACGGGCAGCCCGTCATCGGGCCGGATGGCCAGCCGGTGATGATGCCGGACCCCGGGATGATGGCCTACCAGCAGGGCTTGCAGCAGCAGCAGGCACTCTTTGAGAAGCGGAAGGTTGTCTCCAAGCTCCTGGAGGACTACCTCAACTACACGCCCAATGAGCTGGACCTGAAGCGGCACTCCCGCAAGGTAGTCGAAGAGGCGCTCATCAAGGGCGCCGGCGTGTGGTGGCATGAGCTGTATTCGCCGCCAGGCTCCACGGTGAGGATGGCCGGGAGCTTCTATGACACCATCGACAACCTCCTGTGGGATCCCGACGCCGACGAGTATGAGGACATCCGCTGGGCCGCCCGCAAGCGTATCCAGCCCATCGATGAGGTGGCGGCCAAGTTCGGCCTGCAACGAGAAGACCTCAAGGGCCACATCGAAAGCTACTACGCCCGCTCCGAGCAGGGCGACCGCGGCTACGAACACCGCAAGAAGAACGGCCAGACCAACGACCTCATCTGCTACTGGGAGATATACAGCAAGACCGGCTTTGGGGATCGCCTCAAGGATGGCAACAAGGAGCTGCAGGGCAAGTTTGATGCGCTCGGTGCCAACTGCTACATCGTTGTGGCCGAGGGCGTGGACTTCCCGCTGAACCTGCCGCCGGCCATCCTCCAGGAGGAAGTGGACGAGTCCGGCCTGCCGCAGTCGCTGTTCATGGCGGCGCAGTGGCCGATCCCCTTCTGGGCCGAGCCGCACGGCTGGCCCTTCACCGTCCTCGCCTGGCACGGCAAGCCGGGCTACTCCTGGCCGATCTCGCTGATCCGGCCTGGCATCGGGGAATTGCGGTTCATCAATTGGGCGATGAGCTTCCTCGCCACCAGGATCGCCACCGCCTCGCAGACCCTCATCGGCGTGGCGAAGTCAGCGGACCCCGATATAAAAGCCAAAATCCTGGAGAAGGACGAGGGTGGCCTAAAGATCGTCGAAATCTCCGAGGCCATCGGCCGGTCGGTCAACGACGTGATCTCGGTCTTCCAGATGCCGGGCGTCACGTCCGACATGTACCAGATCATCTCCGAGGTCACCGCTCTCTTCGACCGGCGAGTCGGTTTGACCGAGCTGATTTACGGCATGACGCGGAATCAGTTCCGGTCGGCGGCCGAGGCCCAGGTGAAGGCCGAGCAGATTTCGGTGCGGCCGGATGACTACGCCGACATCCTGGAGAACGCCCTGTCGGACGTGGCCCGCAAGGAAGCGTTGCTGGCCCGCTGGCTCGTCAACCCCGAGGACGTTGCCCCGTTGCTTGGCCCGATGGCCGCCCAGGCGTGGCAACTGCATGTGCGTGCCGAGGCGCCGGACACCATCGTCCGCGAGTACGACTACCGCGTGGAGGCCGGCAGCACCAAGAAGCCCAACGTGGCGACCAAGATCGAAAACATGAACTCGTTCATGCAGATCATCATGCCGGTCGCGCAGGGTCTGCTGCAGGCGGGTCGCCCCGAGCTGTTCAACGCGATCATGAAGAACTGGGGCCAGAACATGCAGATGGACGTGACCGACTTCCTGGTCCCGCCGCCTCCTCCGCCTCCGCCCGGTCCTCCCCCTGGACAACAGCCTGGCACCCCCCCGCAGGAACCGCCGCAATGAACATCCCCGCTGAAGTGAAGCACGCTGGCCCCGAGGCCGTGAAGACCTACCGGCAGTCGATTGCGGCGGGTGCCACGGAGAAGTTCGCCGTGATGTGCGCCCTCCAGTGCCCCCCGGGGACGAGCGGCTCCGACCGGGCATTCATGGAGGGCCGCTACAACAACCAGCAGCTGGACGATCTGCCGGCCCGCCAGGCCAAGTTCATCGTCAAGGAGGCCAAGGCGGCGGGCATCTCCATCAGCGGCAAGCACTACGTGGGCGGCATTGCCGACAAGCGTGGCTGGCGTGATCCCAAGGCGTGGGTGTCCTCCAACGACGAGGTGCTGAAGGTCGCCCATGAGCGGCGGCTGGCCGTGTCGGGGAGCGTGAACTATGACCCCGGCCCTGCCCCGCCGCAGCGGAAGCTCATCAGCGAATCGATTGTCCGCGACGAGGTGGCGCGGGCCAAGCGGCTGAACCCCCGGGCCAAGACCGCCGACCTCCGCGAGCAGGTGATCGCCAAGCACGCCTACCGCGTGAAGGGGAGATAGATGCCTCGCATCCAGATTCGTCGGGACAACGCGAGTGTGTGGGCGCAGATCAATCCCATCCTCTTTGCCGGCGAGTTCGGCCTGGAGCGGGACACGCTCTCCGTGAAGATCGGAGACGGCGTGACACGCTGGAACGCACTTCCGTACGTGATGGGGCCAGAGGCATTGCTGATTGCAAACGCCTCCGATGCGGAGCTGACGGCCCTCCAGGACGGCAATCTGCTGCGGTACGAAAACGGCAAGTGGCGAAACTCTTCGGACGTGGGAAGCATCAACGGGGGTAATTTCTAATGGCAACGATTCAGATCAAGCGGCGCGCAACGGGCGGCGCGTCAGGGGCGCCGGCGAGCCTTCTCGTCGGGGAGCCTGCCTACTCGGAAGTGGACAACATCGCATACATCGGCGTCACGGGCGGAACCGTGCTGCCCATCGGCGGTACTGGCGCCTTCTGCACGCTGACCTCCACGCAGACGATCAGTGGCGCCAAGACGTTCAGCGGCGCCTGCAGCTTCTCGTCCAGCGTCACGGCCCCCACGGCGGCCAACGGAACCAACAACACCACCGTGGCGACCACCGCGTTTGTGGCGAACTACGCCACTGCCCAGGGCTTTATCACCACTGCCACGCCGCTGAACAGCCTGGCCACCGCCACCGGCAACTACTCCATGGGGAGCAACCGGCTGACGAACCTGGCCGAGCCGACCAGCGCCCAGGACGCAGCGACCAAGAACTACGTGGACAACGTGGCCTTGGGCCTGGACTTCAAGGCGAGCTGCCGCGTGGCCACCACGGCCAACATCACGCTCTCGGGCACGCAGACCATCGACGGCGTGGCTGTCGTTGCCGGCGACCGCGTCCTGGTGAAGAACCAGACCACCGCCAGCGCCAACGGCATCTACGTGGTGGCGGCGGGTGCGTGGAGCCGCTCCGCCGATGCGGACGCCACCGCCGAAGTGCATTCCGGCCTGTTCGTCCTCGTTGAGGAAGGCACCACCAACGCCGATACCGCCTGGGTGCTGTCCACCAACAACCCCATCACGCTTGGCACCACGGCACTGGCGTTCACGCAGTTCTCCAGTGGCGCGGGCAGCGGCTCCACGTCCATCACCACGCTGGGAACGATCACCACCGGCACCTGGAATGCGACCACCATCGCCGTGTCGCGGGGAGGTACGGGGGCCACAACCCTCACCGGCATCGTCAAGGGGAACGGCACTAGCGCGTTCACTGCCGCCGTGGCCGGCACGGACTATCTGGCGCCGGATTCGACCGTGGACGGGGGCACGTACTGATGCCTCGCGGCAACGACATCCGCATCCGCAGCGGCACCACCACACCATCGGCCGCCGACTTCAATGTGGGCGAGCCGGCGTGGGACAAGTCTGCGGGCAAGCTGTATGTCAAGAATGCCGCCGGGTCGATGGTGGAGATCGGGTCCGGCGGTGGCGGCAGCTCCATCGTCATGGAGGACACGCCGGCCGCGTTCCCTGCGACCGGAAACAGCGCCTACCTGTACGTGGCGCGGGATAGCGGTCAGCTCTTTCGCTGGGAGACATCTGCGTACGTGGAGCTTGGCCCGAGTGGCAGCCTAGACCCGCGTTGGAGCTACCTCCTTCCGGCCGCCCCAACGGGCGTGACGGCCACAGCCGCCAACGCCCAAGCCACCGTCTCATGGCCGGCGCCGGCAAGCGCGGCGCCGATCACGGACTACTACGTTCAGTATTCGTCCAACAGCGGGTCGACGTGGCAGACGTTCTCGGAAGGCACGTCGGCCGAGACGAGTGCGACGGTGTCGGGTTTGCAGAACGGGACAACCTACATCTTCCGCGTTGCGGCGATCAGCGGCATCGGGCAGGGGGCGTACAGCATCACCTCCGTTGACCCCAACTGGTCCAATGTTGCGTTGCTGGCTCACTTCGACGGCGGCTTCACGGACTCAGGTCCGGCTGGGCTGTCTGCTTCTGTCGGCGGATCGGCCGCCGTTTCGACTCAAGCGAAAAAGTTTGGCTCTGGCAGTGCGTATTTTCCGAGCGGCAATAACAGCACAACAAACGTCGTAAACTACGGCAGCGGGTCTGCATGGAACATTATGCAGAATGACTTCACTATTGAGTGCTGGGCATACGCAACGGCCGTTAACAACTATGCAGGCATCATTGCGAGAGACAACCAGTCCGACAGGCGTAACTGGGCGCTTCTGGTGTCCTTTGACGGCGTGAAACCGCTGTCGTTTGTAACGTACAACACTTCCGGGTCTGCGTTCCTGGCCCTGGAGGACACGGCAGCCTTCCCGGTCAACCAGTGGGTGCATGTCGCTGTTGTCCGAGACGGCGGCACATTTCGCCTCTACCGAAACGGAGTCCAGGTCGCGTCCGCGGCAGCAGCAGGAGGGACAGGCACGCTCGCCACTGCCAGCGGGCCTTTGGGCATCGGCGCCCTGAACGAGAACGGCAACTATGGATGGCAAGGGTACATCGATGAGGTGCGCGTCACCAGGGCGTGCCTCTATCCGAGCGGCGCGACCTTCACCCCATCCGCGACGGCATTTGCGGACTACGCGACAGCCACGCCTGGCGGCGATTCCTACTTCAGCAGCGTATACGCCCTGCTGCACATGGACGGCAGCGGCGCTACGTTCACCGATAGCAGCGGCTCTCCGAAGACGATCACCGTCTACGGCAATGCCACACAGACGACGGCACAGAGCAAGTTTGGCGGCAAGAGCGGATACTTCGACGGAAGCGGCGACTACCTCGCGCTGTCTTCGGTAGACCTATCGTCCACCAATTGCGTAATCGAAGGGTTCTTCCGCGTAGCGGACTCCAGCGCATTTCAGACGCTTGTCGCGCTGTTTAACATCAATGGCGCACCGGGCCTGCACATTCACACCTTCACTGGCGCGCAACTGCATTTCAATAACGGCGTTGCTGCTGCCATATACGGCGGGACAGTTCCATCAAACCAGTGGTTTCACGTTGCCGCCGTCAGTTCGTCCGGCACACTGAGGCTATATCTTGATGGATCACTCATTGGGACAGCCTCGCAGTCGCTCGGCAGCGGAACGGTTCAGATTGGATGGCCTGGCGGCGCTGGCTCTTCATACCTAAACGGCTACGCCGACGAAATCCGGATCACCATCGGCAGCGACCGTGGGTACACAGGGTCTACGATCCCTGTCCCAACGGCACCGTACCCAAACTCATGATCGCCCCCAGCAGCCCCGCCGCCCACGTCTCTTCTCGTTGGTTGCAGGAGTAGCCAAGTGCCATTCTCGTTCCCGTCTTCGCCGTCAGTCGGGCAAACCAGCACCCAGAACGGGCGCACCTACGTTTGGTCTGGGTCGGCATGGACCTTGTCCGCTGGCTCGGGGACGATTGCGCCGGCCGACATTGGGGCGGCGACCAGTGACAGCCCGACGTTCACTGGCGTTGTGACTGTGTCGGCGGGGTCCAATGCCGCGCCGGCGATTGTGTCGGCTACAGGTACGGCAGATACCGGCTTGTATTTTCCAGCCGCGGACACCATCGCGATTGCGACGGCGGGCGCGCAGCGTGTGCGCATCTCGTCCACTGGGAACGTCGGCGTTGGCAGCTCGCCAACCACACTGGCGCGACTGATTTCGACCCTAGACACAACCCCAAATGTCAATGGCGGGGGCAGCGTGCGGGCCTTAGCCGAGCCGCAGGCCACTGCGACAGGTACGTACAACACGTACGCCGGGCACTTCCAGGCATACCCAAACATCGGCTCGGGCGTCAGCAACACAGGCACAACGCGCGGTTTGCTAGTGGAATCCACGCGGAATGCTGTGGTGCAAACCGACGCCGGAACGCAGACTGCCCTGCGAGGCGTCGACATTCTGTACGGCCACAGCAACATCAACGCTGCCCTGACGCCGACCACCGCTCAAGCGATGGGCATCAATATCACGCCGCTCCTTGGCCCTGGAACGGTGACCGATATGTACGATTTGTACATCGGCGCCGACGCCCACGGGACCGGCACGGCCACTAATCGCTGGTCCATCTACCAAGCCTCCGCCACTTCCAAGAATTATTTCCGGAGCGGGGTTGGCATCGGCGCGAGCCGCACAAGCCCCGCGTCGGCGTTGGATGTGAACGGCGTGATTACGGTCGCCGCCGGCAGCAGCACGGCGCCCGCTATCACCGCAACAGGCGACTCTAACACAGGAATCTACTTTGCCGCTGCCGACACAGTGGCGATCACCACTGGCGGGCTGGCCCGGCTGACGGTGCAGTCTGGCGGCAACATCGTCATGGGGCAAGACAACAGCGCCACGGCTTCTTCGCAGTTCATCCTCCTCCGCACGGCCAACGGATCGGGCACTGACATCGCGGGGGCTGAATTGCGGCTTCAGCCTGGCCGCGGCACAGGCACGGCCGCTGGCGGGTCAGTTCGATTTTTGACAACCCCGGCCGGCGGCTCGTCCAACGCAACGCTGAATACGGCAGTGGACCGGATGATTATTACGCCGGACGGCTACGTCGGCATCGGGACATTGTCGCCATCTGTGCCGCTGGATGTGTCTGGCGACAGCATCCGCGTCCGCACGGCCAAGACGCCGGCCAGCGCGTCGGCTGCCGGGGACGCCGGAACCATCGCCTGGGATAGCAATTACTTATACGTGTGCGTGGCTTCCGGAACCTGGAAGCGCGCGGCCCTCACCACCTGGTAGGAGTGACCATGCCCGTTCCCGTCTTGCAAGCTGCCGATCCGCTGACGATCCCGGCCAAGGTCTATGACAAGGTGTGGGTGGAGGAGGTCATCATCTCCGCGCCAGACCCCAACGGCGAGGTCAACGGCCGCGTGCGGCTGCGTCGGTTTACGGTAGTAGAAGGGGTGGCGGAGCTGGAGCCAGAGCAGGGCCAGTGGGTGGAGGTCAAGGACGTGCTGGCCGGGTCTGAGGCTGACGCCGACCTGGCGGCCGTCATGTCATCGCTGCTGACCTACATCGCCAAGATTGGTGTGGAAGAAGGAGTGGTGGCCCCGCCGACCGCATGACATACCTGACCTACCAAGACATCGTTGAGCATCTCATCGTCGCCAGCTACGGCGGCCCGCAGGATGCCGAGCAGAAAGATATTCGCACGGCCGTCCAGCGAGCCTACCGCGAGCTGACCACCATGCGGGACTGGAAGTATTACAACACCCAGTGCCGCATCAAGTTCAATCCGGCCTGGATCGGGACGGTCACGTACTCGTCCGACACCGGGCAGTTCACGCTGGAGAATGGCGACCCGTTCCCGCTGTACGCCGCGAGCTGCCACATCCGGATCGAAAACACGGTCAGCCGGATCGCCACCCGGAACAGCAACACCGTCCTGACGGCCGACCCGATCATCCGGCCGACCGATGACATCCTGGAGCCGACCACGGCCAGCTTGTACCAGAACACGTATCCGCTTCCGGATGACTTCCGGAACATGGACACGCCCATCGATCAGTACAAGTGGTCCTACTTCGTCTACGTGACGCCGGACGAGGCGATGAAGCTGGAGTCGGCCCGCGACGTGCAGGGGCCGCCCAACTGCTGGACCGTCACCAAAGACCCGTATGGGCCTGGGTGGGTGGTCAAAGTGATCGGCTACCCCAAGACCATCACCAGCCTGGACTTCAGCTATCGCCGGTATGCCCGGCTGCTGCGGCTGTCGGGCCATGAGGCGGCGGCACGCCAGGGGACCATCACGGCGTCCGGCACTTCGGTCACGGGGGTGGGCACGGCCTTCACCTCGTCCATGGTGGGCAGCGTGCTGCGAGTGGGCACTGCCTCCGCGGTGCCTGACACGCTGGGGTCGCTCAACCCATACGTGGACGAGGCGATTGTTCGGTCGGTGGCCAGTGCCACGTCGCTCACCTTAGAGACGGCCGTCACGGCGTCGGGCGCCAAGTACGTTGTCACCGACCCGGCAGACATGCCCATGTCGATGCACAACGCCCTGTTGAGCTGTGCGGAGTATTGGCTCTCCCGGCTCCGCGGCTCCAAGCCCGACAATGCGTTCGCCATGTATCAGCGTGACCTGCGTCTGGCGATGGAGGCCGACCAGCTGACGCCGATCAACACCCATCCGCAGGTGGTCTATGACACGGGCGGATGGCGGTCGCCGCTGCAGCCCGACAACTACGATGGAGGTGCCGCATAGTCACCCTAGAGAAGTGGGCTGGCCTCGTCACCAACGCTTCGCCGTACGCCCTTCCGCCCGGGGCGATGCAATACCAGCTGAACGTGCAGTGCCTGTCGCCAGGGCAGCTGACGGTGCGGCCCGGGACCGCGTCGATTGCCATCACGGCTCAAGACACCACCAACCAGCCCGTAGTGTCCGTGTTTCGCTACCAGCTTGGGGTGGGTGAACACCTGGTCTACCAGGACGCTCTCGGGCGTATTTTCTCCACCGTCGTTACCGGGGGCGCGTGATGCTCGCAAGCCGGCAGTCTGGTGCTGTGGTGTCCATCTCTCTGTCCACGGGGGGCAGCGGCTACACATCGCAGCCGTCTGTCTCGCTCTCGGGCGGCGGTGGCACGGGGGCCGTGGCGGTGGCCCACATGGCCGGCACGCAGATCGACTCCATTGTGCTGACCGCAGGCGGCACAGGGTACACGTCGAACCCCACGGTGACGATCAGCGGCGGCTCCGGAGCGGGGGCCGCGGCGACGGCATACGCCCACACGGCGACCAGGCGGCCCGCGAGCTTTGTCCGCTCACGCTTCAACGACATGTACGTGTTTGACGGTGCCGGCCGTGGACTGCGGTGGGATGGCACGGCGAACAAGATGCAGCCCGTGGGAATCCAGAAGCCCGCCCTTGGCCCGGTGGTGACCGTGGCCAACTCGGGGATGGCCGGCTACGTGGATGCCGTCAACATCGTCTCGGGTGGCGCGGGCTACTCCACGCCTCCCACGGTGACGTTTACGGGCGGCTCTGCCACCAAGGCCGCCAAGGGGCGTGCCGAGGTTACGGGTGGCCGGGTCACGGGCGTGATGATCTCGGAGGCTGGGGCTGGCTACCAAACCGCACCGTCCATCTCGTTCAGCGGCGGCAATGCCACGGCCGCGTCCTTCCAGGTCGGCGTCCTGGGGTCCGTGGGGTCGCTGGCTGTGGCGAATGTCGGGTCGGGCTACACCTCCGAGCCTACGGTGGTGTTCTCCACCAAGGAGGGTCTGACCCAGGCCAACGCTACCGTCAGCGTGTCGGACGGCAAGGTGTCTTCCGTGACGCTCCTGTCGGCCGGCACGGGCGCAACGACAGACGTGACGGCAACGCTCTCTGGGGGCGGAGGCACGGGGGCGTCACTGGGCGTCACCATGTCCTACCGCGTGAACGCCGTCACCGTCTCCTCTGGCGGGACCGGCCAGTACGTGGCCCCCATCATCACGTTCACGCCGGCCGTGTCGGACGTTGGGGCTTCGCCCGCGGCGGCCACCGCCACCGTCAACTCCACGGGTGCGGTGACCAAGGTCACGGTGTACGCGGGCGGCAGCTACTCCGCCCCGCCCACGGCGGAGATCGCTGACTCCAACGCCAAGGCGTACGCCACACTGGCCAATGCCATGCAGGGCATCTACAAGTGCGCCATCCGCTACCTGGACAACACGCCACGTACGGCCAGAGGTCCGATCCCCAGTTCCATCAGCGAGCTGGTGGAGGTCGATGTGACCGCCGGTGCCTCGTCGCTGACCTGGTCCTTCGCCAATCGACATGTCGGGCTGGATGACCGCGTCTATGCCATGGAGCTGTACCGTACCACCGCTGACCAGAGCGTTCTGCTCTACCGGGTGGCGACGATCTACCGCACGGACGCCGCGTGGACCGGCACGTACACGGACTCCTTGAGCGATGACCAGCTGATCGACACGGATCGCCTGGATTACGGCCTGCTCCCCGTGACGCTGCCGTCCGGCCAGCTCAACGCCCGCCGCTTCGGCGTGCCGCCCGGCAACTACGCCGTGGCCTGCATGTTCCAGGATCGACTGTGGATGGCCGTGGACACCAGCGGCAAGTCGCCCAACAGTCTCATGTTCTCCGAGATTGACGAGCCCGAGTCGGTGCCGATGGAGAACGAGCTTGTTGTGCAGGAGAGCGCGGGCGACTCCGACGCCGTGGTCGCATTGATCCCGCTGGGGTCAGCCCTCATCGTCGCCCAGAGCCGCCACCTCTATAAGCTGCAATACGTAGCCCAGCCGGTGATCGATGCCAGCATTCTCCTGGCTGGCTACCGCGGCATTCTCAATAGTCAGTGCTGGGCCGTCCTGGGGGGCGTGGCGTTCATTGCGGACGGCTATGGCATGTACGCCTTCGACGGCACCCGGGAAGACCCGATCTCCGTGCCAGTGGATGACTTCTGGCGGGACGGTGCCATCGACTTCACCAAGGCACACCTGTGCCACGTCCACGCCGATGCGATGACCAAGGTGGTGCGGTTCTTCTACTGCACTTCTGCGAACACCTACCCCGTCCAGGCTCTGTGCTACGGCGTCCTGTCGAAGGCATGGTGGCAGGAGCAGTACCCGGTGCCGATGACTGCCGGTGCGCCGACCGTCGTTGGTGGCAAGCAGGCTGTGGCATACGGCACATCCACGGGAGGCTTCGTCTCGCACAGTGGTTTCTCGGACTCCGGGACGGCCATTACGTGGGGCTTTCGCACCGGCAACATGGCCCTGACGAACGAGAAGGGCGACCGCTCCGTGACGCTGACCTACAAGCCCACGGACCTAGATACAGACTACCGGCTGCGGCTGCACTTCAATGGCTCGTCCACCGGACGCAATAACGCCATTGTCTCCGACCGCGGGCAGGCCGGCGTGTCCATCCAGGCCGGCGGCGTGGCCGTCAATACCAAGAAGGCGCTCTCGGCTCTTGGCGATTCGACCGGCGTGGCCCGCGTCTACTTCTCCGGTCGCGTCGATGACCGCTCGGCGGGAGCCGACAAGCACCTGGCAATTGCCATGGCGGGCACGCAGTCCTCGTCCGGAGACGCTCCGGTCATTCACTCCATCACGGTTGCCGGCGTAACGTAATGCTGACACAAGCGATGCCGGCGCTGGCTCAAGCCCTAACGGGCGTGCTGCCAGACGCCGCCCTGCGGCAGCTGATGCAGGCACTGGGGAATTGCCAGCAGTCCCTGGCGCACCGCGGCAGCACGCAGTTCAGCAACGAGCGGCAGACGCTCCCGAATGGACTCGCACGCGGGGGCAGCTGGAACCCCGCGTCCTACGCCGAGCTGCTGCCGTCCGCAGGCCAGAACGTGTTTGTGGACGTGCCATCTGGCGGCAGCGGCGGCTACCCGGGCGCCGGCAACTACCAGTACCGCAACGGGTTCCAGTTCCCGATCAACAGCACCTTCAACAACAACCAGTATTACGGCGGCCCGACGTTCACGGTGTTCGGGGACACCAACCTGGGCAACCTGTCGGTGCAGAACATATACGCCCAGACCATCAACAACATCCCCGTCGCACGGCCTCGCCCGCAGGACAGCCCAGAGTCCGGCAATCCGGATGGTGGCCCGGCTGGCGGCGGTGGCGCTAACATCAACGTCAACCAGATCGGAGGAGGTGGCGGATTTGGTGGAGCCGGGCCGGGGTTGCTCTTCACGCCGGCCGTCGAAAAGAAGGCCATCGTCACCAACATCCGCGCCAACAACCCCGACATCACCGTGACGAAGGTCACCAAGGTCGGCTATCCGAGCAAGGATATTGCCGTCTCGCTCACGCAGTGGGACACGCCGTCCATCGACCTGAGCGTGAAGGGCAGCACGTCGGTGGCGATACCAACGTCTGCCGCGCTCACCAAGTTCACCGGCACTGGCGCCGGGACCGTTCAGATACCCACCAAGGCAGAACTGAGCGGCATGAAGTTGTCGTTCAGCGGCAACGTCGCTGTGCCGAATAAGCTGTCCATCGCTGAAATTGCAGCGACATGCACGGTGCCGGTTGCCATCCCCACAGTCGGAACGCTCTCGTCGCTGACGCTCGGCAGCACGGCGGTGTCCTTTAACATCCCGACCTCCGTGACCCTGCCGACATACACGGGTTCCTCAAATGTGTCCATACCTGACACCTGCGACGTTTCGTTTAATGGAACACCGTCGCTTCCGGCGCTGTCTGCCACAAGCTCGCCTGTCGCGTTTGACATTCCAACGAGCATCACCCTGCCGCAGTATTCCGGCAGCACCTCGCTGGCGATCCCAGATAAATGTGAGGTGGTGTTTGACGGAGTGCCGTCGCTTCCGGCGCTGTCTGCCACAAGCTCGGTGATTTCAATCGCCGTGCCGACCACTGTCGATCTGTCGGAATATAAGTACAAGGCGACGTGCAGTTCGTTTGACAGCATTCTGTCGGGCAAGACGGCGTCCGGGCAAACCGTGACGTTCAACGTCCCAGTTGTCACGGGTGGAAGCCTGGACGAGAACTGCAAGTTCGTCCCCACCACCGGCACGCAGTCCGTAACCATCACGCTGCCGCAGCTGACCGTGGACTTCACCAAGGGGACAGTTACGCCCACCGTCAACGTCACACCGGCCTTTCTTGCCCCGGTGGGGCTTGGTGGTGTTGTCGCGCAGAACGTGACCCCGACAATTACTCCATCTTACAAGACCGCATTCTCGCTGCCGGCCCTAAAGGCGAACCTGTCGACCGTCACTTCCACACTCTTGACCCTCACGTCGGACGCCAAGGCCGCTGCCACGCTCAACACTGTCTCTAAGTCCGTCACGCCGGTCATTACGCCGGAATACAAGAGCAACTTCTCGCTGCCGGCCTTGCAGGCCAAGCTGTCAACGCTGACCAAGACAAGCGTCAGCATCACATCTAAGGCGGATTCGGCGGCTACGTTTACCACCTCGCAGCAGTCGGTCACGCCAACCATCAATGCGACCTCTATTGGTCCCGTCAACCTGACGCCGGGCGTGTCCAAGGACATCGGCGGAACCGTCAAGCTGTCGTCGCCCGCGTCCGTTTCTGTAGATGGAACGGAGAGCAAGGCCGTGTCTGGCACGGTGGAGGTGACCAGCTACGGCTCCATCGCCCTCACCACCACGGCCCAGCCTCTTGAGGTCACGCTGAACGCTACGGACACGTCCATCACGCTGACCACTACGCCGACCACCGTAGAGATTCAGTCCACCGGCACTGCGAAGTACAGCAAGCTGTCATCGGCAAGCGTGAACCCGGCGAACGACGAGCTGACCCTGACCAACGGGACCGACAACATCACCGTGGACGTTGATAAGTCGCTCAAGGTGAGCAAGGACTTCCTCATCTACTACAGGCCGCGGTTCTGATGGCCGTTTGCACGCAGACTACGGACGGCAGCTGCTGCGTCGGGACAACCTGCTTCTCCGTGAAGGAGTGCAAGTGCGCCTGCCTGGGCGGCAGCTTCCGATCCGACCGCACCTGCGCCACCAGCAACTGCTACCGCATCTCGGACGGCGCGTGCTTTACCGCCAACCATTGCGCCTGCACCGTCACCTATAACGGCGTGTGGTACGCGACGGGAACCTGCGACTGCCGCACGCACCCCAACCCGAATGTGTGCGACCCGTCCCGCTGCCGGGCGTGCAGCGCCTCTTTTGGTACGTGCTACAGCACATGCCTGTACCCGCGGGACTGCTGCTACAACTCCACCACCCTCACGGTGGCCTGTTGCTTGGAGTCGCAGGAGTGCCAGGGCGGGACGTGCGTCAATCGCTGCGCCGCCGGCCAGACCTACTGCCGCACCTCGCTGAATCCGTTCACGTACACCTGCTGCCCATCGGGGCAGGACTGCTGCAACGGCCAGTGCATCGGGATCACCAGCACCAACACTGTCCAGTTCGACCTTGGAATCAACGACTGGACCGGCGGGCCAACGGTGACGGCCGGCAAGTACATCTCCGTGACGGCCACCGCCCAAGGCAGTGCGTACGGCACGCCGGGGCGAGCATCTTGGAACAACAGCGGCGGCGAGACTACGCCGGATGGCGTTGGCCTGTGCTGCGCCGGATGCAACGTCGATGCCACCATCAGCCACATGGCCCTGATCGGGAAGATCGGCGCCGGCGGGACGCCATTCCTGCTCGGCGCCAGCGGCGGAGCTGACGCCACCGCATCGGGCCAGCTCTTCGTTCGGCACAACGGTACGTGCGTTGGCGATTACACCGGGCAGTACGTGGTGACGATTGTCGTTCGCGGCTGTAATCCCGTGACGCCGAGCGAGGCCGAGGCCGTTTCCACGCCGGCCGTGCGGCAGTCGCAGGACAAGCCACAAGCCGGCCCGGGCACGGAGCTGAAGGCACTCCTGAAGTACATCGGCATCGTCGCCAAGCCCGACTGCCCTTGTAATACGCGGGCGGCCATCATGGACGAGATGGAGGACCGGGAGCCTGGGTGGTGCCTGGCGAACATCGACACCATCCTGGATTGGCTCAAGGAACAGGCGGAAAACCGCGGCCTGCCGTTCGTCCGGGCGGCGGCAAAACTGCTGGTAAAGCGGGCTATTTCCAACGCGAAACGGAAATCCGCCCGCGAGGGCAATAGTAAGTAGCAGGAGGACGCATGGCCGGATTCAGAGATTTCGTCGCCCCGTGGGGCGGAGCCACCGACCCCGGGTTCGCCACGTCCATGGGCAACACGCTCATGTCGGCGCCCGGCCAGTTCGCGAACACGTACGGCCAGATGTATGACTCCTTCAACAAGGGGTACGGCACGTACAACCAGGGTCTGGCAAGCCTTGGTAATAGCTACGCCCAGAACTACGGTTCCATGGCGGGCGGGATTGGTCAGCTGGCCAACGCACTGGGGAATACCTGGAACAACGCCCAGTCCAACAACCCCTACGCATCGTCCGCGGAGGCTGCACGCCAGATGGCTGTCGCCAATCTCGGCACGGCGGCCATGAGCAACTATGGCAACATCGGCGTGGCCGGCATGGACGCCTGGGCCAAGAACCAGAACGGCTACCAGAACGCCCTGGCCGGCATGACCACGGCCAACCAGACCGCCTTGGGTGGGCTGGGCCAGGCCCGCTTGGGTGCCCTGTCCAATCTGGGCGGGTCGGCGGCGAAGTACGGCATCGGTGAGGCGGTGGCGGGCGCGATGCCCGGCCTGCTGTCCGAGGGCGGCTACAGCGGCCCCACTAGCGTCGGTGGCGGAGGCTCTGGATGGGGTGTCCTCAACGGACTTCGCGGTGACATCAACGGCGACCAGGGTGCTGCCCAGCTCCAGGCCGGGTACACGCAGGGACTGGACGCCCTCAACGCCGACCAGGCCATCGCCCGCAACTATCCGCGCCAGCAGATCGACACCTCGTACGGTCATTTGATGAACATGAACCGTATGAACCTGGACGAGACGCGGCGTGGCATGGACCAGTTCTATGAGAACTACGGGCCGTACCAGAACAACCGCCCGCGTGACGGGCAGACGATCCCGACAGGCACTCTCCTGGACGCCCTGGCCGGCGGCTACTCCGACTCCGCAAGGCGGATCGGTGGCGCACAGGCTGACATGCGATCCGGCTGGAGTGACGCGGGTGCGGCCTATGGTGCCGGCCGCAGCGATGTGAGCGGCATGTGGGACCGCAGCATGGGCAACATGGGCGTGTTCGACTCACCGGCCCAAACGCAGCAGCGTCAGTGGGCCATGGAGGACGAGGCGAAAGCCCGCCGGCAGCAGCAGTTCACGGATCAACTGCTGGCCCAGCCGATGGCCCCGACCATCGCAGCTCTGTACCGCCGCGCTGACCCGCAGAACCTGGCCTACGCTTCACCTCGCACCGGAGGCTGGCGAGACGCATGATGCCCTACCAGTACCAAGGGGCCGCCGCTGACGTTCTCCGCGGCCTCACGCAGGCCGCCAAGGCCCGCAATGACTTTGAGCTTCAGAAGGGCGATGACGAGCTGGCGAACAAGAAGCGGGAGTTCGCCCAGCAGTACGCCCTCCAGGGCATGCGGAACCAAGTAGACCAGAGGCAGCAGGCCAACCAGCTGCAGCTCACGCGGCTGCAGGGCTTGTACGGCTCGGTCGGCAACCTGCTGCAGGGGCTGTATAGCTGATGATTCCCTACCAGACCTCACGCGCACTGTTCAACAACCAGTACGCCCAGGCGGCCATTGAAGGCGATCCGAGGTTCCAGGCCAAGCAGATGGACCGCGGCGGCGTCTCTCGCGGCGCTGGCACACAGAGCCAGGCCGGCATCCAGGGCGCCAGCAAGTTGGCCGAGGGCGTGGCGGAAGCCTACAAGCAACGCGCCCAGGCAAATCAATACAACGTCGGCCAGGCTCTCCAGATTCAGCAGGCGAACGACCTGCAGAGCCAGGCCATGACCGCGCTGCAGCAGCAGCAGGCTTATCAAGACGCCATGGCCCGCACGCAGAAGCGGAACATGGGCATGGACTTCGCGACTTCTATCCTTGGGGGACTCTTGCGCTAATGGCACGCCTCAATCTGGACCTGGACGATCTGACGCCCACGGCGCTCAAGCGTCTTGTGAAGCAGCTCCTTGCCGCCGACGAGGCCGAGGAACGGAAGATCGCCGCCAGGATTGGCAAGCACTCCGCCTCCGAGGAGCGTGCCGAGGGCAAGCCGCATCGTCCGAAGAACGACCTCGCTGACCTGGACGAGGAGATGCACGGCAAGCCGAATACGCCGATGGTGGAAGACGATGACCTCTCCAGCGACGGCGACCTCCCAGACATTCCCAAGAAGAAGGGACGCAAGTAATGCCTACCGGTCGATCCAATGTCGATGACCTCCTCCGCCGCCTGGGCCTGGTCCTGCCGGACCCAAGCGCCGCTCCTCCCATGCCGCGCCGGTCGGTTGAGCTGCCGATGCCGGGCGAGGCAGGCGATCCGACCTATCTGCAGCGGATGCAGGCCGCGCATCTCATTGACGAAGCGCAGGCGCCGCCCACCACGTTTCGCGGGCCGCGCAATGG